ACATCTGCGTTGCGTGTTACACTTGCTGAGGTTGTAGGTATGTATGAAGTAGGGTAACTTCCCGCTTCAGTTTGGAAACCATAAACTAAAGCTGATTTGGTAACTGATAAATTATAGTTTGCATATAACCTTGAAAAATGTAATGTAGTTAATGCTCCAATGCTATATGTGAAACTTATTCGAATCCAACCATTTTCATAGGGTGTTACATTTCCGCTGATTGCATTTGCTCCAGATATTGCAAATGTATTTGTTGACCAAGTATAAGTTAATTGCGAAGTATTACCTGCCTCAAAAAGATGAACAGCCATTAATTGAGTTGTGCTAACATTATCTATATTTTTAAGAAATACAGACATTGTATAAGTTCCCGCAGTTGTAGGTAATCCTTGTTGCTGTAAATAACTATCCCCCAAAGTAGTGTTTGCAATGCTATAAGTTGACGCAATACCTTGTGGGTTTATTTGTGTTCCTAATGTAGGAGTGACACCAGCTTTAGTCCAACTCGAATCACTATAGTCATTTGAATAAGTTAAGAAATTCGTCCTTTGCGGTTCTACAAGTAAACTTGGACAAGTTCCGTTTGAGTAGTCAAGTCTTGGAATGTTTAGTCTTGTTTCCGTTTTTTGGTAGTCTTTAGCGGTTGAGCCTTCGACAAGTTGTGCGCCCCATAAGAACGCAGTTCCCGTTGAGCTTCCGTCTCGCATAGGGTAAACACGAATTGAAGTCGTACCCGACAAAGTGGTGAAAGTTGCAGAAACACGAACCCATTCAGTACCTACTTGCGAAGAGTAGTCAAGTGAAGCAATACCCGAAAAAGTACTTGCATCAATTACCGAAAGAATGTAAGAAGTATTTGTTCCCTTTTTTACATAGAAACTAAAAGTATATTGAGTGCTTGGTGCTACCGATATCGTTTGCCAAAGACCATAACCCGTTGAACTATTGGTAAGCGTGTCAGCGGTTAAAGTTCCATTTGGTGCGGTGGTTGAATTTGCAGTAATAGACACATTTAGTTTTGTCCAATCCGATGTGCTTAAATCCTCAGACCAAGTCAATAGGTTGTAAGGCACTAACTCCACCAAGCCAGCAGAGTTAACTCTTGTTGCGGTGGTCGCTCTTGTTACTGACAAATCGCCAGAACCATCGGACGGAATAACGGAATAAAGTTTGCCCTCTTTGTAAGCGTTTGGCGTTACAATTAAAGAGGCAGTATCTAATAGGCTCATATATCAAATGAATTTAAAGTAATTTCTAAACAAGTTTCGGCCTCAAATACCCCGCCATCGGTGGCTATCCTATCCATAAAAATATCTATAAGGTCAGCGTTCGCTTGTATTTGTAATGCAAGGGCTTGAATCCATGATCCGTTTACGGGCGCAGTTGCTCCAAAGTCTTCGGCTAAAGCTTGAATCCATGCTTCGCCTTCTTCTTTGTTTACGTTAAAAAAGTCACAAAGGGCCTCTAGCCAAGTGCCGTTTACCGTTTGGGTTATTCCGTAGTGGTAACATATTGATTGCCACAAGTTCCCGTTTACGTCCGCCGCTTGTAAGTCGTGCGCTATGGTGTGCAGCCATGATTGATTGTAAATAGCCATAACAATATTATTTTAATTAGTCCCCTTGTTTTAGCGGAACTGCGCAATCGGTCCAATTGTTTACGCAGAAAGTTGCGGACATAACCCACCCCGCCGCGTAGTCTAACAAGTCGTTGTTTAACGGCGTGAAAGTTGGCGTGTCTACAAAGTCAAAGTCGTAGTTTGTAGAATTGATAAAGTAGGTAAACAAGTCGTATAGTATTTGCTGGCAGTCGGACAAAATTACGTTAATATTTGCGCGGTCTTTTTGGATTATGTCAAAGCAATAAATATCTAGAACAAAGTCGTTCGTGTTTTCGGTGGCTAAAGCTGACACGGGAACTATAAAAACAATAGGGTATTTCTCGTCTTTAGTAGCGAAGTTGAACATTTGTTCTTGAAAGTCCGAACCAACCTTTTTAACTTGTACATGGTTGTTGTAAAACGTTTCAATTTCGTTAATGAGTGCTTGGTAACTTGTCATAATTCAGACCCTTGTTTAATTTTATTGATTTTACTTTGCGTGTTTGTAATGTCGCTTTCGCTTACAATGGCTTGCACTACTATGTTTTGGTTTGTGCTTACGCTTTGCGGTTGTCCTACCGTGTTTAATTGGTTGCCTTGTCCGAACATTTGAACCGCTGGTGTTAATGGGCTAACGCTTGTAGACGATCCACTAGGCGAACTACCACCGCCACCGCTTACCGTACCGCTAGGATTGGTTAATAGTGTTTTTGCTTTAGCTATGTTCGTGGTAATTTGTAGAATACCCGACGCGAATTGTGCAATACCAGCCGCACCCGCTGACACCCCGTTGAAAGGGTTTGACTGCGAGGCCGCAACTAGAGCCGAAATAGCTTTTGCCGTGTCGATACCTATCTGGATCAATGCGCTAGCCTTGTTGAAGTTTTCTAGTTTCTTTTGGTCTTTAATAAAGGCGTTACCTAGTGCGCCTATGCCGTTTACCACGTCACTGGCTAAAGTTAGTTTAGCGTCGCGTTCGTTTTTAGCGTCTTCAATTTTCTTTAAGCTAGCTTCTTTTTCGTCTTTTGCTACTTTGTCGTTAATAGCTTTAATTTCTGCCGCGCGTTTTTCCTCTATCGCTTTGGTGTCCATGCCGTATTGTTCGGCTAGTGCTATAAGTTCAAAATACTTTGTTTGTACGGCGTCTATTTCGCGTTGTGCGTCCGTCATTTTCAACTGGCGCACTGTTTCTTCAAAGTCTTCTTGTGCTTGTAGTTGTACGTTTTCGTTGTCTTTGATTGCTTTGTTTATGTCCGCTTGTCGTTTTGCGGCAGCGTCCGCTTGCACTTTTGCGCTTGCGTCTAGTTCCGCTTGTTTCTGGCTTTCGTATAGCTTAGTAAGTTCGACTTTTTCTTTGCCCGTAAGGTTTTCGTTTTTCTTTACGTCTTCAATTAGGCGTCTATATTTCTCGTTTGTCGTAGCTATTTCGCGTTCGTTCTCGTCGGCGATCAAAGCTATTTCTATGTCCTTAATTGTACGCGCTGCGTCTAGTCTATTCTTAGCGTAGGCCTTTGCGTTTTCCACGCGTTTAGCGTTAGCCTCTTTGTCCTTTTGTTCTTGTTCGGCTGCGTCTTGAATTTCTAGCAATTGGCGTTCTTTACGTCCCTCGCTTAATATCTTTTTTTCAGCAGCAATTTGTTCGCGTAATTTCTTACGGCGTTCTAGGTTGTCTTTAGATGCTATCTTTTGTAGTGCTGCGTATTCCTTTTGTTGGTCACTTAGACGACCTTGCGCCTCTTTGCTTACTGCCTTTGACTTAGCCACCTCTAGATCCGTGGTATCTTTACCCGCTGCCTTTGCTTTGGCTATTTCTATGTCGTATGCGTCACTAACTTTCTCGGCGCGTTTCTTAGAACTTTCGGCAGCCTTTTCGTTAGCCTTCGCCATTTTCTTTGCGTTTTCTTCGGCGGCGTAATTGGTTAAGCCCATTTCATCCGTTAGCTTTTTAAAGCCGTTTATAATAGCGTTTATGGGCGCCATTAATAAATTAAATGCTTTTTCTAGTGCGCCTATTTTTGCTAAGAAGGTAACGAAAGCAATAACTAAACCAGCTATAATTGCAGCTAGTAGAAATAAAGGGTTCGCTAGAATTTGAGCGCCTAGTCTTACAAAGGCCCCGCCTAACGTTTTTACCGTGCTAGTTATACCTTTAATCGCACCGCTTATTTCCGCTTTGCCTACACCACCCAAAGCCTTACTAAATACCTTTGCTTTTTCGCTTGCGCCCTCAAAGTCTAGGCTAGCTAGGTCGGCTTGTATCATGCCAAAGGAATTGCTTACCGCCTCAAATTTTGAACCCGTGTTAAAGACGCCTACTTGTTCGTTTACGTCTTTAAGTTTGTCCGCTAGTTCACCCGCTTTCTGGGCTAGCTTAGTCATTGTTTCGGGATCTGTTGCGTTAGCTATTTCGCCCTTAACCGCTTTAAGTTCGGCTTTAATAGCAGCAATGCCCGTAAGTTTTAAAGGAATTTGTACTTCATTCATAACTATATTAACCTTTTAGTAAGTGCGAATTTCTAGAGTTGTGTTATTTAATACGTTGTCTTGGTGGCTATGGCCAGAAGTCCTACAAGTAACTACTACTATATTGCCGTCCGTGTTTATGTAGGCGCTTGTAAGGTAGTCATGTTCTACGTTATTAATCATTACATAGGTTGTAAGCGTGTCTAGTGGTAAATCTGCAGCCCCTAAATATTCACCTTGGGCAGTTCTAAACCATCGTACATTGCCTATGTTATTGGCTAATTCTAAGGCCGTAGGCGCAGCCGTTCCGACTTGGGTAAGGTTAGCTATGTAAGACGTTGCTTGCGTGGCTATGCCGTTAATTCTAGGTGTTATAATTCCGTCTTCGTTTAGCGTTCTATCGTCGCCAATAACTAAGCCGCGAACACCTGGTGCAATTGTGTTACGCGTGCCGTACACCGCTACGTTTGCACCCTCTAGGATGAGGTTGCCAGAGGACATGCGCGACGTGTATACAGATGACAAGGCAACTTGCGTTGTAACGCTAGGCGCGGTTGCACCCGTGTTTGAAATGAAAGGCGCTAGCTCTAGTTCGGTGTCTACGCTTATAAGTTCTACTTTGGTTAGCGTGTCCGCGTTTGCATTGTAGTCCATTACCTTATTGATATTCCACCACGAATTGTCTATGCGGATTTTGTCGTTAAGCTTTAGGCCGTGAATGTCCGCTTCGGTTAACCTAAAGAACGCCGTAAGCATTTTGCCTTCGTTTATCTGGTTAATTGTACGTCGCCAGTATAGGTTATAAAGGTTGTTGTTTGTTAGCGTTTGCGGTTGGTAATAGTAAAAGTCGCAAGTCCCAAAGTTTAAGTCGAAACTAGGCGTGTTTGCGTTGTCGAAATGCGTAATGGCTGGGTAAGTAGTGACGCCGTAAGTACCAGTTAACCCGCCGTCGATTAGATTGTAAGAGCCGCAAGGTTGCACCCCGCCGTCGTAAAGTATTCTTAACCCCGTCTTAGGCGTTTGCCCGTCAATCATTGGTACGATTGCACCGAATGTAGTTGAGGTTATTGGCGTAGGGCTAAAGATTAGTTCCTTTGTGTCTATGTCTTTAACGTACTCCGAATTAAAAATGTATTCGAGTTGCCCGTAAACCTCGCGCGTTGTGTCAAAATACAACTGGTTTGCGCTGTCGGTGTCTTGTTTGTAGGTTAAGATTAAGCGCTTGTTTGTTACGTCTGGTAAAAACTCTAGGTTTTGTTCGCGGTCTTTGGCTAGTTTGTTTGTCCAATCCTTTGGCGCGCCGTTGTCGTAGTATTCGTCGCGGTGTGTTAGGATTATATTGTTCGGTTGTTCTGGGTCTACGTCTGCAAATAGGTTGTACATTGTAAAGATTGACTTTACAAAATCGCTTTGCTTTATCTTTTGCGGCACGTATTCGTTCATGGTAACGAACCCGCCTATCGGTTGGGTGTTACTATTCGGCGTAATTTCTAGTTGAATGTCTGTAATTTCTACTTGAATAGTTACTTGCGCGGGAACGCCAGCAGCAGTTCGCCACGTAGTTAAGCCAAATTGCCAGTTTGATTGTAGACCAACTTGCAAACGTAGAATATCACTAGTCGAAATATAACCCGAGGGGCTAGTTACTACTAGGTTGCTATAAGTTCCAAACACAGAACCGCCAACGGGTACAAATGTGCTAATTGTGGTAGGCGTTAAAAATGCGCTAGCACCTTGCAAAGATGGGCCAACCGCTTTAAGGTACGGCGTAAACGTTCTAGCTTGTGGCACGTATGTAGCCGACTGGCTATTGAATACATAAGGTTGTACTGGTGCGGCCCCGTAATTGAATACGCGTAATTGATACGTAATGGTTGACTTAAATTCGTAGCCTTGCGAAGCCGCGGGGTCGGTGTCGGTTGGTGCGGTGTACAAACCCGACGCGGGAGCAAACAAGCCTTGCGGGTCTTGGTCTTCCGTCCATCCTACAATGTCTTCAACAAAGCCAATAAAGTTGCCGTTCGTTGGTTGGTTAGCGTTTGTATTGTATACGTTACTAGCAAGAACCTTGTAGTCCGACCAATCTATTTGATTTTCGTCGCCGTTGTAAGGAATTAGCAACTTGTCAAAGCGTGCCGCCGCTTGCGCCGCCCAAGTGTATGTAAAACCAGCGTTTGCAAATATCCTATCGAAGTACGTCTTTGCGTATATTGCGGGCTTAAGTTGGCGAACGTTGTATAGGTTGTCCGTGTCGTAAGGTAACACGTACTTATAGCCGTTGGCTTGCGTGAACGCGTAAGTAGAAATAATGCTACTAGAGTTCGAAAAGTGGTTAAGGTCTGAAAAGTCTATGTCGGTAAGTTCGGCGTTTGTTATGGCCGTAAATAATTCCGCTTTCGTGTCCTTTATTAACACTTCGTAGTTAGCAACTTGTTCGTAGGCGTCCGTTGTTTGTGTTTTGTTGACGGCTACCAATTGCAAAATAGCGTCTTCAAGAATTAAAACGTCGTTTTGATATACTTGGCAATGCGTTATTTTGGTTAAGTCAAACGTTCCCGCGTCTATATTGACGTCGTAGTAATGGTTTAAAATACGGTTGTTGTTGTCCGTAGATGGTAGTACAATGGTTTTGGAAAACGTACCCGTGCGCTTTGTAATGTCGCGAATTTCACCCACCGAAAAGGTAAGCGGAACGTTCACGTCGGGGCGTACGTCTAAAACGCCGCCTATAAGTTCCTCACCGCCTAAAGACTTAAGGAACGCGGACAAACACGCGGGGGCTTCGAATACTCCCCCGTCCGTTATTACCCTATTTTGAAAGCTACCTACTTGGCCGCTAATTGTAGTGCCACCACCTAAAACTATCTTAACCATTTATTACGTCGTTGTTTGAAAGCTTAACTACTATCGTTTGTTTGATTAGGTTCTTGTTACGCTGTTTGAACACTTCGTAACTATTTGTTGTAAGGATTACTGGTACGTATTCCGTACTTGTCACCAGCGGGCCGTCGGGGCAAGTGTAAGTTACGCGCTTCATGTATACTTGCGGGCTTGTAACTAGTTCCTCAAAGTAAGCGGCCATTTCGCCGTTCATCCAATTGGTGTTTAGTTCTAGTGTTTTGGTAGCGCTTACTTGAAACGTATTGTAGCCAAATTCGTGGGTATCGTATTTCCATTCCCCGCTAGATACAAAGCCAGTCACGTCTTTGTTGTACTCGTCGCGTTGCACTTCGCCACGTTCGTAGTTCTTGAGTTGAAAAGCAAAGCTAGACATTGAACCCATGCGATCTAAAAACACTAGGTCTACTTCTTCGATGCTTTCGCGGCGGTCTATATTCACGCGGTACTTTGCAGACTTTTGCCCGCTATCGTCGTAATAGAACGTGTAATAGGTTGTGTCGGACTTTATCAAAGGTAAGCTGCCCGACGTTACGGTAAGCGTGCCGAGGTTGTTAGGGCCTACGGCAATGCCTAGAATTGAACCCGTGCTAGCGGTGTTTTTATACAATATGTCGCCGTTGCTATTTTCAAACACTATCTTTTTACTAGGTTTGGCTTTAGCGTTTAGCCAAAGGTCTTGACCTAGCGTTGCGTAAAATTCCGTTTGCGGTTGGTTAGTAAGCCAAAGTTTCGTGTTTGTGTTTAGGGTGTACTTGTTTTCGTCGTATGTCGGAAAGTCAGCCCAACGGAAAGCACCGTTAAAGACTTGTTTGCCAAACATTGTAATATCGTAGGTAACTATTTTGCGGTTGTCGGCATAGGTTACCACCCCGTCAATTGCTGCGTTTGTTACGCTAGACCATGCCACGCCAATTTCGAACCACGTGCCACTAGAGTTTGTAACTACGTGTAAGCCCTCAACAAGTGGGTTTGCCGTTCCGCCGTCCGATTGCACTATGTTTATTTGGTCACCTATTGCAAAGGTGTTAGTAACGTTCACGCGTACAAAGCCGCCCGAGTTGGTTAGTGAACTGGTGTAGGTAAATTCGGCTAGGTATTCTTCGCCAGTTTGTAGGGTGAAGGGTAGGAAACAATTTGCCGCGTCGTAGTCCGTGGTTACGTTGGGTTCAAAATTCCATGATAGGTAGCTAGTCAAGAACCTACTTAGGTCAAGTTCGCCGTAGCCGTCCGCTATGCGTGGTAAGACTTTAAAACGTCCGATGCGGGTTGCCCCGTCGTATACGTCAAAAATGTACTTAAACCCGTCTAGGTTTTTGTTCGTCGAATCTATTAAGAACTTAACGGGGTTGAAAGCGGGGGTAAAGCTTTGGGGTTGTGCTATTGTAGTTTGTGCCATAACTATATTAAAATTCTAGTTCGTGTTAATTTAGAACGCAAAATACGCGTCGTCGGTAAAGTATTGCCCTTTAATGTAGGTAGTCGCGTACCTTACGGCATCCATTGCATCGTCGAATAGCTTAACGGGTTCGTCCGTGATTGTGTCGCCTATCTTTTTCCATTTGTAGTTTTGGTATTCCTTTTCCAAATTCTTGTCAGCTAGGGCAAACACGCCGAAGGTTTTAATGTTGTCGATACCCTTTTTGACGACCTTGTTAGCATTTAGGACGTTGTACCCCGCGTTATTCATTTCGGCAATGATCTCGGGGCGTGCGTAGTCCGCTATTATTTCGGTTTCCTTTTCGACGTCTAGCGATGCCATGCGGTCTATAAGGTTCGAGGTGGTAAGGTAGCTTTCGTATATTACGGGTTCTATGAATATGTCTTTTTCATGCCAGTAAATACGCATTAAAGCTGTCGGGTGATTGTACCCAAAATCGCATCCGTATATGAACTGAGTAAAGCGTGCGGGTCGGTGTGGTAAAAACGTCCAGTTTGAATATATGTTGGCTTTGCTTATTGCGTGTTCGCCTAGGGCGTAAATTTGGTATAGCGCTTCGTCGGTGCGTTTGAGGTCTTCTATTTGGCGTTTGATGCTATCGGGCAGAAACGGGTTGTCGCGGTACGTGCTTTTGATTAAGATGCTTTCGTCTTTTGGTAGTTCGTAAAGCCAGCTTGTTGAGTCGGACGGGTTATAATCAAATATTAGCTTTTGTTCGGTACGCATGTTTAGCTGCGTAAAGTCGTCTAGAAAAAGTTCGTTTGCCTCATTGCACCATGCCACATGCCTTTTTCGGCCCCTTATTTTCTGCTCGTCGTCAACTGAAAAGAACTCAACTATCGAACCATTTGGGAACGTGTATATGTGTTCGCTCATGTTATGGCTAGTCTTGTCGTATATTCCCGCCTCTTTAAGCACTTCTAAAAAGTCGCGCATAGCCGTTGCCCGTAACGCTGGGAAAGTCTTACGAATGATGCTAACAACCTTTTGCGGGTTCTGTAAGCAATACACCATTATAAGCTGGCAAAGGCTGTACGTCTTACTTGAACGGCTACCACCCTCGTTAATGATAAAACGCGCCTCGTTATTATAAAGCGCGTCGTAATTTCGTTCAAAGACTATGGTTGACTTTAGGTCCATTACTCTAGCTCTTTGGTGTCGGGTCTGATTATCGAAATTTTGATTTCGTTTATGTTTTCGCCGTTGCTGGTTACGTCCGTCTTTTCGGTGAGGTTGTTTAGTCTTTGAGTTATGGACGGGTTGTATTGGCCAACCATGCCACCTTCAATTTGGTCTTGTCGAATAATTTTCTTTACGCGTTGGCAGACCCCGCAATAATCTTCGTATGCTTTATTCGTATTTCTAAAGTAGTGGTCTACTGTTACCCCTTGTTCGTAGCAATATGTTTCGAATCCCTCGTATGTTAGTGGAACTCTCAGCTTTTCTTGTACTACCTTACCGCTTTGTAGGGCTTTGTCTATTACTCTTGGGTTTTCTATGGTTCGTGTTTTGTAGGCTTCGAACATTTCCCATAGCTTTTCTGGTGTTTCTATGTACTTATGTTTTCCCATTATTCGTGTTTTTATAGTGGTCTAAAAATTGGTCTTCGGTTAGTTCTTCTACGCATAGTAGGTTTGGCATGTCTGTTAAGTAGATAATTATATGGTTTTCGTCTTTTCTTAGTTCGACTTCTACGGCGTGGCCTATATGGCTCATGTTTACGCCCATGTCTATAAGATAAAAAGCCATTACTTTTTCTTTAGTGACTTAACGTATTGCGTTAGGGCCTCGCGTTTGTGCGTTTCCCATACCCTATTACATACAGCGTAACGTTCAAACTTGTCTGGGAAGCTATTTACACTTTCCTCAGCGGCCATGCAACGTTCTAGGTACTTTTCTTTACCCTCTCCTTTAATTGGTTGCGGCATTTTTTCTTCTTTTTCGTGTTTTCTTAACAACTGGCTTCGGTTCTTCAACTGCGTCCGCTTGCGCCACTTCGTGATCAATGCCCGTGTAGCTAATTGTTTGGTTTTCCTTTTCGAATAGGTAGCCCAAACCTAGCGTAGTGTAATACGTGAAGCGCTTAGGGTCTATTTTGTCTACTTCTACTCGGCGTTCGCCTAGGACACTATCGTAAATAATGATTGTTTTGCCCTTGTATTCTTCTTTAATTTTCATCTTTCGTGTTTTTCTATGGTTTCTACTATAATTCCTATGCCGCTCAAAGCAATAAAGCACCCCGTTAAAAACAAAGCGTGTCGGTATTCGCATAGGGCTATTAATACGCCTATTGACGTAACAACAATGCCCGCAGCTATTTTATTGGTCTTTTCCATTGATATAACTATATTCGATTTCCTTAATTCTTTGTTTCAAAGCCTTTATCATGTAGTACGCCGAGGTTCTAGGTATGTCGAAGAACTCGGCCATTTCCCTAGATGTTTGGCGGCGGTGTTCAAAATACGCTTCGGCTATTCTTTTTTCCACGGGGCTAACCAATTCGTCTAAGTAAATAGCTATGCAAGCTTTGCGTAGGTTTATAAGTTCTTCTATTTTGACCTTATGCTCTATTTCGGTGTCGTTGGGTTCGTCTTTTGCTATGTATTCTTGGCTATAAACCTCGTCTTGTTTTCTACTTACAGACGTTGGCCACCATACTTGCATTTTGATTGTGTTAAGTAGGTAGCTTTTTACCGTGTTTTGGTCGGCTTCGTGGTCGTCCATGCTAGCAACGTGCAAATATGCGTTGTTTATTATAGTGTCAGCCTTTACCATTATAAGGTCTAGCTTTTTATGGTGTCGTAAACGCGTTAGCATATGGTTAGTATATGCCCTAACCTCGTCGTAATTTGCGCTTATGTACGCATCAAGAATTTTTTTGATACCAGACAAGGAACTCATTATAATAGTTTACACGATCCGAAGCGGCGCATAAACAGCGGTTGTCATTTTGGCCCGTTACGGCGTTCTTTATCTTTTGCAGCTTTTTCAAGTGCATTTTACTTAGGCGCGTTGGCGTAAGTTGTTCGAGCAATTTGCTAGCCTCTAATTGTTGAGCCTCTGTAAGCATAGGTCAATAGCGTGTGCGGTTAAACTTATAAGCGTAGCCGTTAAAAAGTCACCAGTTAAAGCCCAACTAGTCCAAAAGCCTACGCACTTAGGACACCCGAAAGCGGCGTGTATAGCTATTGTAAGGTTGTTAATTGGTATACGGCTAAAGATAGCGTCTAAAAGTAGCTGTAATGGCTCAAAATTGACAAGCCACCACGCTAGCGAAACATATATTAGTATTTCCATAAGCCAAAAGTATACGTTTTTATATTCGTGTTTCAATTATTTTTCAACAAAAAAGCCCCAATTAAGGGGCCTCTAGTAGTAGTTAAGCGTTTAAAGTTCGTGTCTTATTAGATACTCGTCTAGCTTTACCGCCGTACTTAGCGAAACGTCTTTACCATCTAGGAAATTTTGAATTTGGTAGGGGTGAAACTTACCCGTTTTTTCTTTGATTTCCTCAGCTATTTGGTTACGTGTTTTCGACTTTAAAACTTCGCGCATCTTATTACGCAATTCTATGTCGTTAATGTTCATAACTTTTTAAAATGGTAGGTCGTCGTTAAGTGTTACGGGTGGGTTTGTAGGTTCTTGGGCTACGTATGGTTCGCTGAATGATGCACTAAAGAACTTTTCGCCCGTCTTTGTGTCCTTTACCCACAATGCTATTTCCATTTCTTTACCGTTTACCATGCACTTTCCTTTGTAGTCTGGGTGGCTTTCCGTCTTTTTGTAGGTGTTCTTAAAGATTGCACCAGCGTTGTTCTTTGTTTCCATTATAAATTATAGATTAAATTGATTACTAAAATAATTGCAATGACTGTTACCAGTATCATTGTGCCGTATGCCGATAGTTCGCTTCGGTTTTTTTCTTGGCGGGTTGGTTTGTATTCTTTTTGTTTCATCTTATTCTGATTTATTTAGTTCGTGTTTTGATTTCAAATAATTTGCAAATCTTTTGTTTTCTCTTTTCAGTTTTTTATTTTGTTTTTCCCAATACTCATCTTGTGTCAATCTCACTTTATTTCCACATTTAAAACAATGCGTTGAATGGACATAAGAGAAACTGTGATTACAATAAATGTACTTTCTAAAAAACAAAAATAATTTGTACATCATCTTATTCTGATTTATTTAGTTCGTTTTGTAATTGCTTCGCGGTAACCATTGCTAAACGCTTCGACTTCTAGTAGCGCTATGTCTTTTTTGATGCGCTCTAGGTACAACGTGGCGTCCATTAATTCTTCTTGTAGGTGGGTTATCCATTGATCTAGCGTTAAGTCGTTTCGTGTTAGCGGCGTGCCGTATTTCTTTAGCCCCGTGTTTGAACGTTCAACGTACTTTGCTAGCACGCTTTTTACTATTTGGTCTTCTACTTCTTGTTTCATAAAAAATTGTATAAAGTGTTAAAATACTCGCGGCATAGTTCGACGCGATCTTTGATTTCGTTTACTACTTGTTCGTCTTTTTCTACTTTGAAAACCTTTACACGGCGCCCTAGTGGTATATGGTCAAACGAATGGCGCTTTAAAACCTCGTCGCGTAGTTCTTGGCTTTCATCCATAAGTCTAGCGTTCCAATGCGCGCGGCGCACTTCGTCTTCTATCATGTCGGCGGGTGTGTTGACTAGGCAGTAAACTAGTAGCGCTTCGGTCTTACCCGTTAATTCAAGGTAGCCTTGCAACTGAAAATAATAATCCTTTGTAGGTATTTCCGTAGCAAAAAACGGAAATGTAGTGGCATCCCATGAGCTTTTCACGTCTAAAAGTATGTCGTTCGTGTTTACGTCTGGCGTTCCCGTCAAAAACTCGTTTTCAAAGTGTTCGTGGTTCTTATATAAGAAACCCAATTCTAGCGCGTTTGAGGCCATTTCTATTGCTTCGTCTTCTACTAGGTTACCTTTGTCGGTGTAACGGCTTGAAAACGTCTTAATAACGCCGTATTTCGCACGCAGCACTTCTTCTTCTATGTATGTCTTTGCGGTTTGGCTTAATAACTCCCCCTTTGTACGGGGGGATGTCATTATTTTACCTATGGCAGAACATCGAATTTTGAAAGTAGTCATAGCGCGTTTAATATATCGGTTTGACCTTCGGTTAATTCAAAGCTTTGCTCTAGCTTTTCGCGGGTGTAGTCGCCTTTTTGTATGGCTACTACTGCGGCTTGAAAACGTTTAGAGTCTATTTGCTTTTTCTTTGGTTCGTGTTTTACTTGTTCGCCGCTTGCGTCCGTGTCTTTGTCCGTCACTAGGCCGAGGCTACTAGCCAAAGCGTAACGACGAAAATAGGTCACGCCCGAACCAAAGCTTTGATAATCATTCATGCCTTTAAGTGTTACACTAGGAATAGCCACGGAACTTTCCATGTTTTCGCCAGACTCTACGTGAAAAATAATTGTACAAATGTAGTTTTCGCCGTCTTTAGTGTGTAGGTTTTGGGTAAATCCTAGACCGTGTTTAGCTAGTAACGGGTTAATTGTTTTAAAAATTGCGGGTAGATCGCTATAAGAATAGCCAAACCCTTGCGTACCTTTGTGGATTACTGGTACTTCTTGCTGAAAAGCCGCAAGCGCTTTAAATAAATGTTTCATAACTTGTTGTTTTTAAGTGTTAACTATATGCAAATATATAAAGATATTCCGATATACAAACTATTTAATTAAATTTTTTTATATTTTTTATTCTGGTGGTGTACGTGTCGCTTTTGAATACCCAGTCGCCCCAGTCTATTTCGCCTTTTTTCTTTAGTTGAGCTATTTTATAAAATTCGTCTTTCTCTAGGTAGCCTATAATATATCCGTATTTCATGCTTTTAGAAACGCTACACCATAAATAAAAGTCTGTTTTTTGTCTAGTGTTACTTGCGTCTATATTGGCGTTAAAGTCGTTTGTAGGTTCTTTATCGGTTTGTATGGTCTTAACGTCTATTTTTTTTCCGTTTATTTCTAGGTCGTTGTCGTAACTGCCTACGTATTGAACGGGTTTGTTTATTGATCGCAAAAAGTGCATAGCAATAACCTCACCTAGCGCACCGTATATTTGGCTTTCACCTTGGGTTATTGAATTTGTTAGCGCCTTAAAGTTGTAAAGCTTTTGCGCTTGTAAAATTTGCTCGTCTGTAATTTCTATTTTTATCATGGTATTTGGTTTATTTTTTTCTTGTATATTTTTATTAGTTCTTTAAGTTCTTCGACGTCCCAGCGTTTCTCTAGGTGCGCGCGCCCTTGTAATTCTATTAATTTGGCGGCGCCTATGCGTTGTTCTATGCCTATTTGGTAGTTCAAAAGATTGCCAGACAAAAAAGTGTTACAGTGTTCGCATTGCAAATGCACGTTGTCTT